AACTTTATAAAAGTAAAGTTATCAAGACTCGTCAAAGTGGTGAACTTTTTAAAAGAAAAGAATTTGTTAAAAAATCAATTATTAAAAGAGCTGAACTTTCCAAGGCTAAGTATGTCCAAAAAAAGTTCAAGTCCGATAATGATTAAAGATTCTCTTTAAGATTCTTAAGTTTGAAATACGTAAGTTTGTCGTATTTTTCAGAAATTACTTTTGATATGGTTTCATCAATTCTTATTTGCATTGAATTATCAGTGCTAGCATTTTTCATTTCTGTTAGTTTTGTAACCACACCTTCTTTAAGTGTGTTATATTTGTCATTCAATGTTGAGTCATCTTCGGACAATAAATTAATTAATTCTTTTTTATCTGATTCATTTAAACCATCAATATAGTTTTTGATAGTTTTGTTTGCTACACTAACCATTGTTGATAACGGTAAATCAATTCCTTCAGTTTTTGTTATTGGTAATTTTTTTAAAGATTCCGCGATAACTTTTCTACTTTTAATTTTTGATTCAATAGTTAAAACATCGCTAGAGAATAACGTATCAATATCCGTATAGTTATTTTCTACTTTTTTATTTCCTACCCAAGCATTTAATTGATTAACATCTGATTGTTTTAATTTATTTACGGTATTCTCATAAATTTTAATACATTCATTGATGTAATCATTACAATAAGATTCGCTTAAAGATTTTGGAGAACTTAGTTCATCGTATAAATAAAACAATTTGCTAATGTTTTTATTTTCTATAACAAGTTTCTTAAATGTTTTTAATTCGTTTTTGAATGTGTCGTTAGCGTATGATTCTAACAATACATTTTCTATCTTTGTTTTTAATAAACCAAAATTTTTCATATCTAATTTTTATTATAAATATCTAGTCTTTTAGAAGTTTACTTAATTGGTCTTCAATATCTCCTAAAGAATTTTTTCCTTTAGATAAATCAATATAAGAATCGTCTTCAGTTAAGGAACCTTGTTCCACTAATATTTTTAAATTATCTCTTTTAAATGATTCCGGCGTTAGTTCAGCTTCCGGTGGTGCTGCCGCCTCAGGTGCTCCTGCTTCAGGGGCTCCTAATTCAGGGGCTCCACCCGGTTCAGGTGCACCTAAATCTTCCATTCCTCCACCTATATCTCCGCCACCGCCGAATCCTCCTCCACCTCCTGGTGGCGGTGGTGATGATGGTGCTGCTCCACCTGCGGTTGCTCCGGATACTTTATTTCCGTATAATTTATCTATGGTATCAAATAAACCTGTGTGAGTTATCATTGTCGCTGTGTTTGTTAACTCAGCACCTACGGCCATCTCAATTCTTTGTTGTTGTAAATCAAGTTTAATTTCCTCATCAGAGAATCCTAAGATATGTTTCTTAGCCCACGATACTGATACCGGTGCGATACCTGCGATTGCGGCAACGGCTTGTTGGTACAATGCAATTTTTTCTTTCCAAAGGTCAACTTTCAGTAAGTCGGCTTGTGAAGATGGATTAGTTAATGATAATGAAAAATTTGACAATTCATCCTCAAATCCTAATAAAAATAAATGTATGATTGCAATTTTATTTAATTCTGCAACCATAGATTTTTGAATCTTATTGATTGTTCTTGCAAAACGAATATCCATTAAAGATAAATCTTTTCCTCCTCCAACGGCATCCTCAAAACCTAAGAAGGCTTTTGGTACTCTAAGAGCGGTTAATAATTTCTTTTGGATATATTCAATATCAGCAATTTCAGATAAGTTTGTTGCTCCCGGTAATGTTTCAATTGGAGATGCTTGAGCTGCGTCACGAACAGGGATAAAGTAATCTTGGTCAACCGCCATTTGGTTGAATCTCATATCTACGTTTCCGGTTTTACCATCAACAACTTGTTCTCTTTTAAATTTGTTTGCAACACGTTGTACATAAGCTTCAACATCTTTGTCATCCATATTTCCAACGAATACTTTAAATACACGTCTTTCAGGTGCTCTTGCAGTTCTGTAGATTAACATTGCATCTTCAGATAATAATAATTGTTTCCAAATACGTCTTGCTTTTTCTAACATAGAAGTACCGTAAGGAAGTTTTCTATCGTCACCTAATAATCTAAAGTGAGCCATCTCCCAAGAGTTGAACTCCATATTCTTAGCTTTCCATTTAAATCTTAATCCTTTGTTTTCGGCTGGTTCTTCAACATTTGCCGATTTTGCGGCCATACCTCTTTCCAAACGTTCTATTTCAATGTTTGGTAATTGCATACATCCAACAATTCCTTTATCTGAATCTAATTTTAAATACACAAAATTATCACCATATTTACAAGCATTTCTTGTCCACATTGGTAAGTTGGTGTCAACGTCTAAAACGTTATTAAATAAATCGGCTAGTATAGATTTTATTCTTTTTGATTCCGAATAAATTTGTAATATATAACCATTTTCATCAACGGTTGTAGATTCTTCCGCGTATATATCTAACGCTGCGGATATTTCAGGAGTATATTCCATTGATTCATAATCATAGAATGAAGCCAATCTTGTTGGTTCATAATATACGGCTTGGGTGTAAAGATTACTTTCAATCTTTGTCCATTGGTTTGCTAAATAGAAAGTTTGTTGAGCTTGTAATTTCTCTCTTTCGTATTCATCTTTAGAGGTTGTTTTTAATAACTCTTTTTTGTCTAATTTGTATGTTGGGTAGTCTTGATTTAACAACGAGTTTGGCCCGAATGCTTGTGAGAGCCTCTGCCAAACCGTTAAATCTGTATTTTGATTATTTTCCATATTCTAAATTTAAATATATTTTTACGTATATAAATAGTTTACTTTATTCTAATATGTCCCTTTATTACTTATTGTGAGTTAAAACATTATTCGCAAAATACAAGTTACTATTATTAACGTCAACATCATAAACCGTTGTAGGTTCTGTAATTGTAACTAACGATGTAATCTCAAATTCACTATTATCCATATCTAATAACACATCACCAACATTTAATTCAGATGTTGTTCTGATGTACCACACGTCATTTTGTTTAACAACGTGGTTATGAGAATCTGTTGCAATTATTCTACCTTCATTAATATTAATCACAGAATCAAATTCAAACGATGTGAATCCAATAACCGTAGAAGTTGATTCTACATAATTCAATGTATCGCTACTCCAAGAGTACCATTCATCCGCAGGTTGTGGCATTCCCGCAACATCTATAGATTTAAGAATATCATCAACTTGAATATCTTGAATTAATTTGGTTGAACCATCGGATAATGTAATTATTGTGTCAGCAACTAAACATCCCGCACAAGAAAGACACGCGGTTGTCCAAGCAGCTCCGTTCCAATATCTTTTTTGTTCTTCCTCACCAGGTCCAATTAATAAATTGGCGTACCATCCAGCAGGTCTTAGACCGGGTAAACAACTTCCTCCATCATCATTGTTAATTACTGTTGAAGAACACCAGTTAACAAGATTAGTGTCAGAACAAACCCAAGTTAACGCTCCACCTGTACAACCAGCAGGGAATGCTGTTGTTCTATATACTAAAGTAAAAGAATACGGTCCCGTAGCACAACAATCATCTAATGCTATGTCCCAAGAAGCACAAGGTAAACCACTACCACCACATCCTGTATCACCTCCGGTTATTACAATAGAGTTTTCTTGAGCACAAACATCACGAGAGAGTGGTGCAAAGTCACCATCTCCTACACTAGTATTCACAGTAACACCCGAACAATTAACATATGAGAAATTTGTGGCTCCAATAAACGGGCTTCCAAATGGTGGAGGTCCATTATAATTCACAGTATAACATACACAAAGTACTGACGGTGGTGTTTCAGTCGGTGTTACTGTAGGGGTAGGAGTTAATGTATTTGTTGGTGTAAAAGTTGGTGTATTTGTTGGTGTAAAAGTTGGCGTTAATGTTTTTGTTGGCGTATTTGTCGGAGTTGCTGTTGCCGGAATTGATTTTGTCGGTGTATTTGTTGGTGTAAAAGTTGGCGTTAATGTTTTTGTTGGCGTATTTGTCGGAGTTGCTGTTGCCGGAATTGATTTTGTCGGTGTATTTGTTGGTGTAAAGGTCGGAGTTAAAGTATTTGTTGGCGTATTTGTTGGAGTCTTTGTCGGTGTTAACGTGTTTGTTGGAGTGTTTGTTGGTGTATTTGTTGCTCCTAATGTTGGAGTTACTGTGTTTGTTGGCGTATTTGTTGGAGTTTCCGTAGGTGTTAAAGTATTTGTTGGTGTAAAGGTTGGAGTTAAAGTATTTGTTGGTGTGAAAGTTGGTGTTAAAGTGTTTGTTGGAGTGTTTGTAGGTGTAAAAGTTGGTGTTAATGTTGGAGTTAAAGTCGGGGTATTTGTAGGTGTTTCTGTTGGAGTTAATGTTGGTGTTAGAGTATTTGTTGGCGTAAAAGTTGGTGTTAATGTCGGAGTTAACGTTGGTGTTGGTGTTAGTGTCTCTGTAGGGGTTGGTGTTGGTGATGGAGGTATACAAGGATAAGTACTTATACAATTAAGACAACTAGTTTCTGTTGTAAAACTTATGATGTTATATTGGGAGTCAAATAATGGTCCACTTACTGCCGTAACACATCCATTAAATCCGTCAGTATCAATATAATATACATTACCTAATGTAATTGGTGTTACAAAACCACCAACTTTATAGGTATTAAATGGGGTGCAACAATCTTGGAAATATTCAATTGTTGGAGGTAAAGGTGATGGAGTTACTGTTACTGTTGGTGTTACGGTGGCCGTATTAGTAGGTGTTAAAGTATTTGTTGGTGTTAATGTTGGGGTTAAAGTATTTGTTACCGTATTTGTTACCGTATTTGTTGGAGTATTTGTTGGAGTTTCTGTTGGAGTACTTGTTGCACCTAATGTTGGTGTAACAGTCGGTGTCAACGTATTAGTTGGTGTTAGAGTATTTGTAGGCGTAAAAGTTGGTGTTAAAGTATTTGTTGGGGTTTGTGTCGGTGTTTTA